CGCCATCGACGTAACAAAGCGTGCGGAAATTATCACAGTCTGATTGCGTGCCGGAGTTCAGCGTTCCGGTGGATTGCGTCACGTCCACCGCTAATGTATGCGTGGTGTCGGGATCGGCGGAGCTTACAAGTTGCGCCGTCAAAACGCCCATGCGCGATGGTCCATACATGGCGCCAACCTGAACATAATTCTGATTGTCCGGGGAAATCCATACGTGGCACCCGCCCCAATCCAGATTCACAGCCACTCCACCCGATGTGTACGTGCCAGAACCGATAGAACCATTCAGCGTGAAAGTATTCGGATCAATGACCGTGACGGTCCAATTACCATTTGCCGCGGTTATTCCACCAACGCCTACGATGATAATTTTCTGCCCTGTCTTATAGCCGTGATTGTTGGCCGTGATCTGAATTGGCGAAGGCGGCAGAGGCGGCGGGGTAGGATAGGTTACTCCCGTGATTGCAACCGTAGGACCGCAGACTCCAAGCCATACTTCATAATTTCCAGTTAAGCTCAAACGGTCATTGGCTTCAAAAATAATCGGCGCTGAAACGGAGCCGGGATCGGAATTGGCTTGCGTAATGAACCCCGAGCCGGCCTGATGTGGATAGAGCGTTGGCGCTGCCGTTCCCCAGGGAAAGTCTTCCGCATCAACTTCCAGCTTGCCGGAATCGTCTTCCCGCATAGCCGTGATCCGCACCGGCTTTTTGTTGTATCCCAGTTCTGGGATGGTGAGCGTTACCAGATCCATGGGCTCAAGCAGATTGAATTGCCAGCCGAGAGAAAACGTGTATGTGGCGCGGATCTCCACTGATCGCTTGCGCAGAAGATTGGCAGCGAATTTGGCTACCGTGGTGGTGGTGATGGAATGCGCCTGCACGGGTGACGCCTTGCGCAATCCGTAAAGCGCGACCATGGCCTCGTCTTTGTCCTCTGCGACGTCAGGGTTGTAATCATTGGCGCGATTGACAAATTCGATAGAGACGGAATTCATTACGTCCGCCACCGACGGCCGCTTGATCACCACCGCCGTCAGGAGGTCACTGGTCGTGAGGTCATAAATGGGCGCGGTGTTCGGAATGAAGGTTGCGCCGTTGCCTACTGCCGTGGTGTCACCGTAAGGGATGATTTTTAAAACACCTTCACTCCACACTGCCGCCGCATTGGTTACGTCAAGAATTTCCTGAATCCATTCGCTGGCTGGCTTCTGTGCGTCCAATACTGGCGAAAGAAACAGTCCATTACCATGGCCGTCGCCCGCCGTGCAAAAATTCCGATACTGTGTGAGATCGCCCGGAGTCACAGCGCCGGCCAGTCCGTAAAACTGGTTGGCCAGCAGATCGGCGATGATTACTGAAGGCTCTGCATCGGCAATGCCCGCGCCAAAGGTGATGCCGCTCAGCACTTCAAAGCTCAGATTCGGCAGCGTGCCGCTTTCGCCCAGATCCATAGCTGATGCCGCAACGTAAGCGATGCCGTTATAGCCAAGGTCCTGGCCGGGATGCGCTGAAGTCAGATAGCTCCAGGGTGTTTGCGGTCGCGAACCGAGAAACAGAGTAAGGCTCAACTTCTGTTGCGGCTGGCCGTTTGAGTTGGAATCCGGGACCGAATAGACGTAAGTGATGGTCAACACCTTGCCTGCATCGGCAGCCGAGAAAGTAAACACCGCTCCATTCTGCGTGAACTGCCCCGCGGCTGGCGAGCTGCCGACTTGCGTCATCGGCGTTTGCTGCGTTCCGATAAAAGGTACGGAGCCATCTGAGCCAAAATCGGTTTGACTGAAGCTAAAAGCGTCCGCGCGCCCTACACCTCTGTGCGAATGGAATATCCCAGAGCCTGGAGGTGTAACCGTGATTCCGCCGCCGCCACCCGGAACGGTAAAAGGGACGGTCGCGGTGATCAGCGTCAGTTTTCCTTTCGTATCCCATACATTATGAATGTTGAGAATCGGCCCTTGGCACAGCGCCATTGCTACCGCTGTTTGATACGTATAGGTGGTGTTGCTGATAGCATTACCGCCGCCGGAACCCAGGCCTTTGCCGCCGACTTTTGTAGTGCTGGTGTGCGGAATGGCCTGAAAATCACCTGCCCAAATTAGACGCGCTGCGATGCGATTCTGCCCGTAGACAATCGGAATGACCTGCCCATAAGAGCTGGTTTGCACGCGCAGCGCGGAAAGAAGATTCGGTTTTGCCGCGAGTGCATTCTTGCCGCCGCCTTTGCCGCCCATTAAAGCCATCGTCGACCCCCTTCTTTTCCGGTGTTTTACAACGTGACTATCATCGCTGAATCGTCGTTAAGCCAACGCGCTGCTTCCATCGCTGCTGCTGGCCGCAGTTCAAAACATTTGTGTTCCCTTCCCAGCAGTTCGCCATCACGCAACGCATCGCTAAGAACCACACCATGAGGAATGTAGGCATGGATCACGATTGGCCATTCCACCACAATGGCTCCATGAGAGTATGTCCGCCCAAATCGAAAGACAACAAAGTCCGCCGGCTGTGGCGGAGCGTCTGTTTCCGTCACAAACTTTTCAATTTCATTCAGGTAGAGTTCTTCACTTCGGTGCAGATGCCACTGGACTGAGTACTGCGGCGGTCTATACTCTCGTGGCAGCACGCCGCACTCCTGGTACACAGCCAGCGGAAACATGGCGCAGTCTGCGCCGGCCCGCTTCACGCGCGCATGATGATGATATGGCGTGCCTAGCCACTCTTTGGCTGCGCGCACAATATTGCTCCGCTGCTCTGTTGTCAGTCTGGGCATTGGGCAGTTCCCTCCTAAATAGCGGTTTCCGGCGCCGGCACGTAAGGAAATCCTTCAAAGTTCACCAGATTGGAAAATTTGGGGCTGGCGCAGGTGGCCTGAGTCTTGTCGCATCCCGGATAAGCCGTGAACGCATCTCCTGCGCTCGGCGCAAACGGCAGAGGGGAATTAAAGGTAAAGAACGGACCGCCGGTAGAAAAATACGTCTTCACCGCCTTGACTAATCCGGCGTTCGCTCCCGATGTGAAAGCGATCTGCCCGTTGTCGTAATAACCATCCCCTTTGGTCGAAAGCGAAAGCAGTTTATTTACGGTGGATCCGGCCTGTACCACGTTCACTTCCGCAAAGCTGGCCTTGACCAATCCACAACGAGCGTCAAAAAGCGTGTTCGTGCAGCCAGGCTGCAGAATCAGCGCCGGAAGCTGCATGCTCAAGTAAGCTGTGCCCGCGTTCACTGAAAGCTTTGCAGAAGATCGTGTCAGTTCGTCCAGGGCGCCAATGAAACCGGAAAACCTGATAACAGTGCCGATCTGGTTTGAGGTGGAATCCATGAACAAGCGGTCAATTCGAAACGTCGCGCCATCAAACAATCCTTGTCCGATGGCTTGTAGGATCGGCACGTCATTGATGAGATCGGTCAAGCTGGCTTCGATTGTTACCTCCAGCGTCGCCACGTCCATGCCGAACTTTTCTTCAATCGCAGATCGAGCAATATTCGGCGGGCCGGTCAAAAACGTGTTTCCCAGCACCGTCAAATTTGTGTCCCAGCTCGTGTAACGCAGCGCTGTGCCGTTCTTCAGGGTAATGGTGTACAGATCAGCCATGCGGATTTCTGTTGCGCTCTGCAGCCACGTGACCAGATTATTGCCGCCGATATTTGTGGGTGTTTTCATTGGTTTGTCGCTTCGCTCCAGCCCGCTTTGCGATACTTCATGCCTTTAAAGGTGCCCGCGCCTGACACAGCGCCGCTTGCCGCGTAGGCGGGCTCGCTGCTTTTCGGCTTTAAGTGGGCCAATTGCTAACTGCTAATTGCTAATTGCTGGGCGCGTCACTTGCGTACTGAAATCAGCTGGACTTCCTTACATTCATAGAGATTGAAATAGAAGTTGCTGAACTCAATCCCTTCTCGAGTACCGCTGGCTGAATTGCCGCGCGATGTCCCAGCATCAAATCGGACGCGGTGCAGGAACGTAAAGTCTGCAGTGATGGAATGCCCTGCTGCCGGCGCATTTGTAAACTGCACCAACCCATTGCTGATGGTGTAAGTATTTGTTGCTTGCACCGTGCCATTGTCGTAAATGATTGCTGCCTGGTTCGCCGGATTCTGGCACGCTTCCATAAATCCGCCGAAGTTGCGCACCAACTGAAAGTTCTTCGTCACTCCGTCCCCGGTGCCGATAGGCTGCCCAGTGAAAACGGAATCCTCTAGCCTCTGTGTGAGGTCGCTTTCATTGAGCAGGAAATCGTCAAACTGTCCGCCGCGGGCCAGAAAGAAACCGACCAGCGTTTCCAGCGGCGTCTGTTCGTTTTCATCTCTCGATCGCGGATCGTTCAACAGATACTCATAGGCCAGGGTGAACTCCCATATCGGGTTCTGGAAGTTCTGCACCCTCACTTCGCGGCCGGCTAGCGATGACTGGATTTCCGTCGAGAACGTGGGATTCTTCGTAATAGTCCAGCCCAGACCCCGAACTTTGGGAAAGAGAAGGTTGCTCATCTGACTCCTTTCCGCTTGAGCGCCCGCGTTACTTCATTGGCAATCATGTTGCTGTGGCGGCGAATGTGTCCCTGGAATGAAGCTGCATCCACGGCGCTGACAGAGTGGTTTACGACTACGGTCACGCCGGACCCGCCACTCCCGCCACCGCTAATGACGTTGCGCATCTGATTGGCGATTCCCGCCGGCAGCACCATTTCCTGCGCATGCAGCATGGTGAGCTGATTATTGGGAACGTAGTATTGGCCGCCTTCAGCGGATGCCAGCGCTTTAAACCCAAGTACAGCGGTATAGGTTCCTGCCGCCAGCAATCCGGCAATGACCGGCCCCAGAGGGGCTTCTGCTTCATACACTCGCGAGGCTGCGGCTGCCGCGCTGTGATGGATCTTGGCAATGGCATCAGCCAGACTGATCCCTTTTGATTCTGCCGCCGCAGAACCGTCCGCTGCAACTTCTCCTTCCTTTTCTGTGGTATGTATCACCAGCATAGCTACGTGATGCTCAATCCACTTCAACATCATATCTGCTAGCTTTTGCACCATGGAAACGACCATGTCTGACCACATATTTTGCCAGGCCTTGGAAAAACTCTCTGTTCCCTTCAGGAAACCACTGATGGATTGATCCATGGCGCTCTTGATCTTGGAGAAGAACTGGGTAAGATTCTTTTCTTGTACCCTCAAGCCGTCAGTCTGTGCTTTGGCGGCAACGAGTTCGCTCTGCGCTTTGATTTTGTCTATCTGGTTCTGGATTTCCTGAACTTTCTTTGGATCTTTGTCCCAGAGTGCCTGGCGCTGCTGCTGATAGAAAATTTCCAATTGCAGCTCATCCTGCTTCGCCTTGGCGATCAGAGCGATTTCCTGCTGCTGCGTGATCTTGCCTTTTTCAAAGTCCTGTGTGATCAGCTGGATCTTGGTTTCGCTGGCGATCTTGGCGACTTCAATCTGGCCCTTATAACCTTCGTCCCAAACTTGAAATTGTTGGTCGATCCCTTTAATGATCGCGTCGTTCTCGGCTTTGGCTTGAGCCATGGTGTCTGACGTCTGTTTTGCAAGTGCCGCGCGCTGCTGGTCCTCGACTCTATGGCGTTCTCTATCACCTTCAATCTTAATTCTGGTCAACGTCGCTTCATGTTCCTTAGCCAGGGCCTCGATTTCCCGGTTTAGCGCCGTAATTGCCACAGCATTATGATCCGGGTCCAGCTTCATCAATTCCAGACGCTCGCGAAGGGCTTCACGCTTTACCTGATACAAACGGTTTTCAAATCCAGTTTCAACCGCCTCATTCTGATCAGCGCTGGCGTGGGTCAGCTCTTTAATCCGATCCCATTTGGCTTTTTCCGCGTTGACTGAGGCCTCCTGCACTCGGAGTCGGCCTGATATCTCGGCCTCAGCCATCGCCTCCAGCTCAGCATCCTGCTGAATATGGAATGCTGCGGTGAGATTCCGCATCTGATCCAAGAGCACCTTTTGATGCTGTTGTGCAACTCCGAGCGCATTATTTATGCCGGGTATTGCGTTTGCGTTACCCAGCGCGTTGATGTTATTGGGATCAGCAGCTTTCGTTTTTGCCTGATCGAGATCTCCCGTGAGCGTATACACAGCCTCGTTGGCGGCTTCCAACTCGGTCTTAAGCTTCGCGATATCGATCGCAGTCTTTTGGGACGCGGTCTTGCCCATCTTCTCGAATTCATCGTTCAACTTTTTTATATCTGCCGCATAACCAGCAATTACCTGATTTGAGGATTTGATCTGCGCATCCAGAGCTTTTTGCTCGTCAGTGTAAATAAAGGTATCTGCAATCAGCTTGCTTACCTTATCTGTGACTTCTGCAATGATCTGCACAAAGGCGATTATTTCGGCCGGGCTGAACGCCAAGCCGAGCTCGATGCCAAGCGTCTTGCTCAGTTCACCCAGAGACTTAAACGCGCCTGCAACATCGCCATCGAGAGCATGGCTCAGGGCTTCGGCGGCCTCCGTGCCTTCTTTCAGCGAATTGTT